CAGGATGTTATGTTCTGCCTGGAATACCAACCATTAGGCAGAACGGGAACCTATGTTTCCATAGGGATTGGACTATATCATCAATCTATTTTATTAGATTGTCGGGCGCTTAAACCTGTTATTAAGGGGACTAAACCCCTCAGGTAGTCTCTGAACCTTTCTTAGATGTATCTAAGACTTGGATGCTGATTGCCGTGTCGTATTGCTCTTTAAGAAAGAGATTAAACTGTTCTTCTGTATTATTACCATAACCATAAAGGTCGTGGAATAGTTTATGAACTTCTTTGTGAATAAGAACGCCGTTGGTAATATCATATCTTCTTTGGGGATATGCGTTCCAACCATCTAAATGATGAGTAACAAGGTTAGATTTTTTACCAGTAATAACACAAGTTCTATTAAACCTTTGCTTTACTGCCTCTCTCCAAATATAATAATCTGTTGAGGGGTTGTTAAAATCTCTATTGGGAGTTCCTTTATATGCAGGATGGTTTTTACCGAACCTGCCTTTGAGAGAACCTTTGCGACCTTGTGCTTTTAGAGATAGAAGTTTTCTGGTTTCATCACTAACATCCTTTCCTTTTTGAGTTTTGGAGATAGTGATTTTCCTACAATGAGGACACCCAGTTTTCTTTGCGTTTTTATAAGAAGCAACACTTGTATCAAAATGATTATTACAAGTATTACAGAAGAACTGAACTTTACTTTTGATGTCGGTATAACCTTCCATAGAAACTATTGTGTGGTTTCTATTTTCAGCAATAATTTTTATATCATCAATAGTAAGTTTCTTAGACATTTAACTTTATGTATCTATTATTATTTATAATAACATAAAGTTAAAGGTTAGTCAATACGATTTAGGTTTCCAGCAGTTCACCCGATTTATACTACACATTGGTTTAGTTTATGTAGTTAAAAGTACCAGAAATACCAAGAGGCATAGCATCTGAGAATGAACCTTGACCGAAAGGATAGACGAGGAATACTGCGGATGCTGCTGCAACAGGTGCAGAGTAAGCAACACAGATCCATGGACGCATCCCGACACGATATGAGAGTTCCCATTCACGTCCCATGTAAGCATAGATGCCGATGAGGAAGTGAAAGACTACCAGTTGGAAAGGACCACCATTATACAACCACTCATCGAGTGATGCTGCTTCCCAGATTGGGTAGAAGTGGAGACCGATTGCATTTGAACTTGGGACAACTGCACCAGAGATGATGTTGTTGCCATACATTAGAGAACCAGCAACTGGTTCACGAATCCCGTCGCTTCATCTAACAAACAACCATATCACTAGACTTAGGTTGTTTCTGTTGACGGTCAACAGTAGATGTGTGGACTATATCTTCACCCTTCATTTTTATTGAAGGGGCTGGGCACTTAAACCTGTTATTAAGGAAACTTTATTCCTCAGGTAGTCTCTGAACCTTTCCAAAGTGTACTTTGGACTTGGCTGCTGATTGCCTTTCGGTTTCCAGCAATTCACCCAGTTTCGTCAATACTCTTACGAGTAAGGGACACCGATTAGTTAATGTCTACGGGAGGTGCTGCGATGAATGCAACAATGAAGCAGACAGTTGCTGCAAGCAGTGTTGGGATCATCAGAACACCGAACCAACCAACATACAAACGGTTGTTAGTTGATGTCACCCACTCACAGAAATTCTGCCATGGGGATGTAGATTGTTGCCTTGAAAGAGTTGTAGCCATTGAATTGTACGAAAAAGTAAGACCATCAGGGACATGGTGGAGTTACTATTTCCCAAGACCCCTCGCCTTGGGATATGAGAGACGTGATTTAGACACCCTAGAGGTCTCGGTTTAAGGGGTGTTACAGACAGTTAAGAAATGTGTTGATTTCTTAACTTGCTGATGTATTTAGAATACTACGGTTTCCCGTCCTTGTCAACCCCTGTGTTAGGAGTGTTTTGAGGTGGTGTCCCGAAGACCCATCTATTATACAGGTCTTTAAAAATCCCGTCAAGCCCTAGTATCGATACTCTTGAATCCGATCCAGTACTCGATTTAGATACTTGTGTGCCAAATCTTTTTCTTTCTGCCAGACTGCTTTCGATTCTTGATCAACTTCATTCTTAAGTTTAAGAACATGGCATATCAGTTCATCCTTATTCAATTGATTCTTTGGCATATAATAAAAAAAGACTCTACTCAGTATATAGAGTAAAGTCTTTTTTGTCTGTTATTGAATTGGGATTTGTGCTGGTATCAACATACCACCACCCTTATCATCGTCATCGTCAATATCTTCAGAAAATACAGAATGAATTATAAAAGCACCCAACATAAAGGTTGCTATTAACATCATTTTATTTCTCCTTTGTAATTGTGTAACCTAAACTTTGTAAGTATTCTATTGCTTGTTGCTCAGTTCCACCAAATATTCTATTCTCACAATTTTGTTGTCTTGTAACCCATCTTAGATTTTCCACTCTATTATCGTGTCTAACTCTATTGATGTGGTCTACTTGAGGATAGTTGTTTGGATTTGGAAGATACTTTTCAGCAACTAATCTATGTCCTTCTATAGATTTACCATTTATAGTGTATGACCTATATCCTTTATTGGTTATCCATCCTTCTATCAAATAGCATCTATTTTTTCGGATTCCCCACACTTCACCATTTGTCTTAATATGATATTGGACATTTTTATATGTCCCTTTTTTTCCGGTATTCCAAGGAATATATCCTTTAGGGTTTCCTTTTCCAGACATAGTATTATGCAACTACTTTTAATTATTTATAAAAATAAGTAGTTGCATAATAAATCTACCATATTCCAGGGATTAGGTCGCCGGTTAGGGCATATGATCCCATTGCGGCAATGACACCAATCATTGCTGCCCAACCATTAATACGTTCTGCTCTTTCGTTCATTGTTCTTGCTCCTGTGTTTTGTTGTAAATAATGACTCTGCCATTTTCATGAGTGAATACTAATTCATCATCATGTGCCCAGCAGAGTTCTTCGTATAGGGCATTTAGTCTCTCCATATCATCATATAGTTGATTTGGATTAAACATTCTTTACTGGTTCATATGGATGTTGCGGTTTGTGCTCTCTATCCATAGGTTGAGATTTACTAAGGTCTCTTCTGGATTGATTCTTAATAACAATAAAAGCATCTTTATTGTACTTACGAGTACCAATAGGTGTTTGCCATTTTTTGTTATACTCTTCACCTACATCAATACCAGACACTTGAGTGCCTGCCATTTCGACAGAAATTTCATCTTCTTCTTCCCACCCATATTTTTGGGAAAGAGAAGAAACTTGTTCATAGACAGATGGAGCATCCATTACTCGATCTTCTGGTTCAAGACTTCCGTGCATCAGTAGAGGTTCTCTTCTTGTTCAGTTTGAATTATAACATCAGAAGTTGGATATGCAACACAAGTGAGAACAAATCCTTGTTCAATTTGATCATCATCCAAGAATGATTGATCACTTTGATCTACTGTGCCAGAAACAATCTTACCTGCACAGGATGAACATGCACCTGCACGGCAAGAGTAGTTCATATCAATACCACCTTCCTCGGCAGCATCAAGAAGATATTGGTCATCCTGGCAGGTTACAGTTGTTTCAGTACCATCAGAAGTACGGAAGGTAACATTAAAGTCCATTAGTAAGTTTCAGAAAGATTTTGTACAGAGTATGCCAACAATACAAGGAAGGCAATACTGGTTATTGTAAACAAGATTGAATGCATTGTCAAGTGCTCAGAAACCGAAAAGTCCGAAAAAGAAAACACTACCAGTCGTAGTATAAGAAACCAGTGCAAAAGCAAATCCAATCATTGCTGTGCGACCATTGAGTTTCTCTGCACGTTCTGCATGTGTCTCAAGACCATATGCCTCAGTATAAGAGGGATCAACATACATACGGGGTTCTGTGGCCCACATGTTTGTGCGTCCACCGTCTTCAGTTGTTACAGTCATTTGAGTTTTGTGAAGAAACATTACAGTATTATATAGCAAACATAAAGTCCTGTCAAGGAGTAGTCAGTATAAATGCTTACTATTTGCCTTCAAATCCAGGTGGTAGACGATTGAAGTATGGATCATATTCAAAAATACTATTCCAATCTTCAATCTGATTTGCCTGTGTTTTCCAAAAATTCCAAAGACCCTCATAACTTGACTTATGAAAAACATCAATATGTTCTTTATGAATTGAAGAACCAAGTTCAAGTTTGTATAAGAATAAAGGAATGGAAAAAGTGTTTCCAGAATTATAAATCAGATCATCGGCAACTGCTCTTGGTTTAACTCCATTATCGATCTTATACTTATCTCCCCTTACATGAAGGTCAATTAGTTTTTGTGCATGACAGCGTGTAATTAAATAACATGCCGTTGAGAAATCATTTATGAATCTCTTATGCATTTGTAAATGAACTGATGCAGGATTAATCACAGCAAGTTGAATTACATCATAGTCATAAGGAATCTTTGCATAAAAATTCTTCCATTCAAAAGGCCAATACGATGCAGTAGAAATATCACAATCATCTTCCATGATTAAGGCACATGAAGAATCTGTCTTAAGAAACTCTACCATTGCTCTCAGATGAGACGTAGTACATCCTACCTCACCAGAAGACATCATATCAGGGTATCTCCCTTTAAGAATGTCTCCGAGGTCTCTACCGTCCCTACCATCATATGCAGAGATGCGAGTATAATTTCCAATCTCCCAATACTTAAATTGCTCTTCCATATATTCTTTCCTCTCTAATTGCCCATCCAGATTCAGATAATATATGGGAGGAAGTCCTTTGAGTTTATAAAGTGCTTTATTTTTATCCATTATAAAATCTCCCAGTGCTCAGGATATAAATCTTTTGTATTTAAGTGGGCATTATTAGGTCCAAACCATTTTGTTTTTGGATCCGGTCCTAATACTCTCTTATCTGGATTTTTATTCAAATAAGCACCCCACCAACTAAAAGTACTATTGGAAATAATATTGTCGGTACAAAGAGTTTGTAAACATAAATCATACCAATGATCCATATTAGAACTTTCCCATCGACCATCGCTTGTGACTATCTTCCCATCTTCAGTTTCAGAAAACATAAATCTATCATCAGAAAACATTTTCTGTTCCTTACACCAGGAAATATCATCTGAGAATATTAAAACTGTATGATCAGAAAATTTAGATGCTGCTTCTTCAAACCAAGCATCACTAAGATTATGATGATTAGCAGAGTTTTGTAAATAGTCACCCCTTCTAAGATGAACCGAAACAACCTTACCACTTATACCAGAAATAAACTCTTGACAAGGATCTAAAATTTCATCATGAAAAGTAAAATCTTCCTGGAGTTCATCCCAAATATTTAAAAAATATTTTTCAGATTGGAAAAACCCATATAAAGAAGCATTTTCAGGAGGGTTATTAAAAAGATATTCATCAAACTCAAATCCAGATTCTGCTACTATTGGACAATCAATAGGTGCTCCTCTACTATCTCTACGATTAAGACTACCTAAAAATCCTCTATTTTGAGTAGCATTAGTCATTTTAAATCCCTGAGATAATTGCATCTCTTCATTTACAGGAATCATATATTTAATTTTATTATGTGAAGCAATTCCTTTTATTGCCGCATATTGAAACATTTGATTTGCTAGAAATCCAAGTCTCCCTAGATGATTAAATGATAATGTCATTATACATGATACTCCGAATTATTTTTTGCTAGATGAACTATTTTTGGTTCAAAGTTACATACCTGTTTGAATACTTCTGGATATGCATATTGAGGTCCTAGTACATGAACATCATCTCTCCTTTCAGCAAAGAATTTATTCATCTGACTTTCATCATGCCACTGTGCAATTATACCATTATCCAAATCTTTTTGGGTTCTAGATTCCAATTCACTAATCATATCAAGAACATAAGGAACTTTTCCACCCCAAAGACATCCTTGGAAATAAACAGAAGTATCGTCACCATCTATAATGCCAGCAGTAGATTTAGTGTCATTCTCAAAAGAACCAGTACCCTCATTATGGGGAGGCATTTTCAAGTAATGACACGGATGATGAACTCCAAAGAAAGGTTTATCAGTGAAAAATTCTTCTTCAGTAATCTTGTTAACTACTAAAGTATCTGCATCCATAAAAACTACTTTATCAAATCCGGACAATTCTTTTTTTACTTTGTTGATAATATTAAATCTCAGTAAAGTAATATAAGGCCAGTCAAGGTGTTCCTGAGAGATAGTAGTAATATTATCAGGTGTATCGCTCATTTCACCATCAGTAAATACAAAAAATTCTTTTTTGGTATTTGGTAAAAACTTCTCTTGAATATTTCTCCAATAATTTGGAAGGAAATTAATATATTTTCCCGTACCGATAAAGCAAATAGCAACTTTATTTTTATTTTTGTTTATAATTTCTTCCATTGCAGAAACATAGTAATGTTCAACTACGTTTGACCACTCAAATGTCTTTGCATACTCCAAAATTTCTTTTCTATTTTCAACAGAATAATTTCTATTCTTAATAATTTCTTTTTCTAAGAAATTCATATCTGTAATTTTATCTTCCGGAATAACCGTAATAAAATCTTTAGTGATATCTAAGTTAGATGAAGCATATTGACTCACAACAACACCTAAACCTGCAGCAAATGCTTCAAGACATACTAAAGGATGTGCTTCACCATCACTTAAAAGAACTAAATTACCATATTCACTGAGTTCATTGTAGAGTTTGTCCTTAGTCCATTCTCTCAACCATCTCTTACTCACATCAAACCTAGAATCAGAATTATTTCCTGCAAACCACAAACTATCAATACCTTGAAAAAGATATTGTCTTTTTCTATAATCAATTTTAGCAAGATAGATAGAACGATTTGGATATTTCGGAGTTTCAGTTTTATTAAAAAGATTCAGATTCACTCCATTTGGTGTAACAAATAGTTTATCATCACCAAATCCCATCTTATTTTTATAAGTTTCTTTAATACCATTAGACAAGCAAAACACATTTGGTTTTATTTTTTCAAACTTTTGTGCAACTCTAGGTCCATAATAGTCCCATTTATTTGGTTGCTCCAAGTAACCAAAATGGCTTGTAATTGCACATGGATATCTAATATGTGGAATTAATTCAATAAAGTCATCATACTGAACATGAACAAAATCAGGATTGAAATAATCAATTTCTTTTAATATATCATTAGGACTTTGTGTATTAATGATCAATACTTCATGACCCAATTTTTCGAGAGCAAGTTTTTCATCCCAAATAAGAATCTCAACAGCACCCCATCCCGTAGGAGGAATGGGCATAATACCTGGTCCGATAATAACAATTTTCATTTTATTTTTTCTGGATAATCTGTACAAATACCATAACAATTAGTAACTTTTAATTTATCCCAATTTACATCATTCCACTCCGGCATAACAATAACTGTATTTGATGTATATGATTTTCCCGGATAAGCCCAAATATTATTTTTACTAGTTAGAGTATAATCATCTTCATGATGCCAAAAATAATTATATCCACTAGTCATCGCAGAAAACTGATGAAGAGTTGAAATATCTTTACAATGAATCCAAAGGTAATTTTGCTTCTCTGCTAACCAGTACCAAGTAACCATATACTGAGATTCATCATGACCTAACCAAAGAGTACTGGTTTTCAAATCATATCGAATATCAATTTCAACATCATACCCAGCATCAATACATTTTACAATTTGGTCTGGACTATTTTCAGTTTTAGGATCTGGACCATTTAAATTAGCTCTATGTGCAATTATTTTCATTTATCTCCTAATAACAAAACCTTCCATAGGAACTCCAATTATATCATCAGATGAATGTCTTGTCAAAAATGAAAGCATTTTGAAAGATTCGGGAGAAGGTTCCCATATCTTTTGATAGATACTTGACTTATTCATATCATCGGAACAATTTTTCATCCAATCGAAAAATTTTCTTCCTCCAAATTGAATAATATCAGGAAATCTTGGATGATGATCTGCAACATAAAATTTATTGGTAGGAAGATCACTTAGTTCAGGAAAACCAACAGCCCATGCATCATATCTAGCAAGAATATAAAGATCATGTTCATCACCACTCTCTTCATATAATCTGACAACTTCACCGATAGATGTTAATTGAGACTTAATATTACTAATATTTTTTTCATTAACATGTGTACCATCCCATTTTTGAGAAATAAAATTAAATGCTCGTTTAGTCAATTCAAACTTTTGAGGAGGATCAATCTTAAATTTTTTAGGGGAATACACATCTTCAATTATATCTAAAGCATTGTCAGGAACAGGATTTTTAGTTATTCCCTTTCCGTCCGGAGGATTCTCTGCCCAAGAAGAGATTTGATAATCTACTTTCGACCCAAACCAGGCATGTGCATATACATCAGCATTATATTTTTCAATAATTCCTTTCAAAAATTCTTGAGGTTTAGGATCATTACAGTATCTTGGTTGACCAAATAATAGAACTGCTACTCTCATCACTTCTTACCACAGATAGAAAGATCCACTTGAGATCTAATTTTTTCCATAATCATTGTTTCTCAAATAAAAATTATTTAAAATGAAGGGAATTTAAACTTCCCCTTCGTAATGTTCTAAAAAGTAATTTAGATCTTCAGGAGTTCCAATACCCCACATACCAGACTTATAGATCTCTTTAATGCGTATCTTTTTACCGTCACCAATTGCTTCGTTGAATACAGGACAAACATAGTATTCGTTATTGACACGAATATCTTTCTTAATCATCTGTTCGGCATACTTCACATAGTCAGATCCTCTCTTCCAGTAATAGATACCGACAGTAGCATGTTCTGAGATTGGTTTCTTCTCAGCAACCTCAGCAACATATCCATCCTCTCCTAACTTAGCATAAGACCACTTAGGATGAGTTGCGGGGAAGGTAACGATACCACCATCTACCTCACCATTTTGGAAGGCATAGAGGGTCTCATTAGAATCCCACTCAACAAACTGATCAGAGTTTGCCATTACTAACGGTTCGTCGTTGTTGATGAATTCTTTCGCAAGTAAAGTGGTACAAGCTGCACCTTCGGTGATACTTTCAACCTGTACGATATTACACCCAGGAGCAATAAGAGGAAGCAAGTAATTGAGATTATACTTATCATAGTGTTCCTTTTGTACAATGAATGTATAGTTTGCTTTAATATTGAGATTCTCAGTGACCACTTGGATCATTGGTTTTCCTTTAACTTCAATAAGAGGTTTAGGAAAGGTGTATCCCTGACTAGCAAATCTACTACCAGCACCTGCCATAGGAATTAATACATTCATCGTCTTACTCTCCCATGCTATTTTTTTCTTATCACCATTAAGAATTTTTTTAATTTTATCAATCTTACTTTGATTAAGATCTTTTCGTTCTTCTATAGGAACAAGATGACACTTACTATCTAAAGCACCCTGACGACCGATGTGACTGTCTTCTAAAATAACAGTATCATTAGGAATAGCACCCAATGCAGTCATACACTTCCAATACATTGCTGGAAATGGTTTGTTGCGAACAACGTCCTCATTAGAAACATACATGTCCACAAACTCAAGCAGTCCCAAACGCAAGAGAATGATCTTTACAGTATTGCGAATGCTGTTTGATGCAACAGCAATTTTATATCCAGAATCTACCAACTGTTGAAAGTAACCCATCAATTCATAGTCTTTAGCAACACACTCATTAAAGATTTTAAGAGTTGCTTCTTGCTTATCTCTCCAGATCGTATCATAAAGTTCTACAGGAAGACCTCTATTCTTTGTAAGAAGTTCCAACTTTGCTTTAGTAGGGAGACCATCATAGATGCTGACATGTTCTTCCCGACTGATCGCATATTCATCACCAAGTGCTTGATTTAAGGCATAATAATGATAATCTTTACTATCAATCAGTACACCATCCAAATCAAAAATAACGAGTTTTGTCACATATCCCTCCAAAGTCGATAACCAAATTTATTTTTTATAATTGGCAATTTATAATGTTTTTGTGCGTTCCATCCAATTAATGTTTCTGGATTTATTGCAGCACCCTCATCAATAATATCTGAAAGGTTACTACAAACACTAAGATATTTATCCATCAGTTCTGAGTTGCCAAAAGCAAAATGATCATTAATACCATACTCTAAGTGTGCATATTCGTCAAGAACGTTAACGGTATTTAAATTATAATTGTCTAAAGACCCAACATCTTTATAGAAAAATTCATCTGTTCTCAATCTAATAACACAATCATACTTAAAATTATTTTTCTCTTCATATGTTTTTTTCAAGTTGTTTGCCTTCTCAAGGCTGTAGAACATAGAGATAATATTATTAACTGGATGAGGAAATCTAGAATCGGATGCCCAATCACTTTCAAAATCTTTCGGTTCTTCAAATTCCAATGCTTTTGGATTCCAATTCTCCTCAATATATGGAATTAAGTCAGCATCCCATTTTCCACGTTCTTTATATTGATCCCAGAAATAAGATCCTACCCAACTTTTGTCATACCAAATATGAGCAAACACATTGACTTCCCAATCAGGGTTGATATCATAAAAATTTTTTTTATGATTTTCAAAACACTCTCTCAAATGTCTGGGTTGACCAGAATAAACTAAAGCAACCTTTTTCATAATCAAACTGAATGATGGAAATCAAATTTGGATGATGATTCAGAAATCTGAGACTCAATCCAATAATAAGTGTAACGAATACCCTCTTTAAGAGTCATCTTATAATCCCAATCCAACTTCTCACGAATCAAATCATTGTTAGAGTTACGACCACGAACACCCAGAGGTCCATCAATATGAATTTTAGAAACTTCTTTTTCTGCAACTTCAGCAGCAATATCTACAAGTTGATTGATAGTAACCATCTCTTCGGAACCAATATTCACAGGACCCATAAAATCACTGTCCATCAATCTTATAGTTGCTTCGATGCATTCATTAATGAACAAGAAGGAACGAGTCTGTAGACCATCTCCCCACACCTCGATTGCTCCACCCGACTCCGGGAGGTAAGCAACTTTACGGCAGATTGCTGCTGGTACTTTCTCTCTACCACCGTCCCAGGTTCCTTCAGGTCCAAAGATATTGTGATACCTAGCAACCCGAACAGGGATGCCATGGTTACGATTGTAAGCAAGGTAGAGACGCTCAGAGAAGAGTTTCTCCCATCCATACTCAGAGTCTGGGTTTGCGGGGTATGCTGATTCTTCACGGCAATCGGGATTATCAGGGTCTAGTTGATTATGCTCTGGATACATACATGCCGATCCAGAATAAAAGATTTTAGTTTTATTTTGTTCTGTAATTTCATTCAGTTTACGTTGTTCCTCAAGAACATTCAGATTGATGGACACAGAGTTGTGCATGATGTCTGCATCATTCTCACCAGTGAATACAAATCCTGCTCCACCCATATCAGCAGCAAACTGATAGATCTCATCAAAAGGTTCGGAAAACTTATCTACAATATCTTTGTAGAAGTTTCCAAGATATCCAGTAAAACGAACACATCTAGAAACAAAACGAGTGTCTCTTAAGTCACCAACAATAAACTCATTCGCATGAGACGCTGAATATTCAGGATGCTTAAGATCAACTCCACGAACCCAGTATCCTTCTTGTCGAAGTCGTTTAACCATATGACTTCCAATGAATCCACCTGCACCAAGCACAAGTGCAGTCTTCTTATAATCAGACATAAAATATTTAATCTCATAGTATGTATTATACTAAAAAAGGAGAGTTTATGCAACTCTCCTCATAAGGTCTTGCCATGCACTCCACTTGCTCTTTGACCAGAAACAAGAAACTGGAAGGTAGTAACTTCCACCCACACCAACGGCATTTGAGAGATGCCGTAAACTCATAAGAGGGTCATAATGACTCCACCAGGATTTTTAAAGTCTCTCCATGACTTCGGGAACGATAAGGAGACCGTTCAAGAAGAACGGTTGGTTTTTGCAAAACATTCATCAGGCAACTTCAACAGAAATTTTTAGATCAGAATACAAACAGTCCATCATGATTTCATAATCATCAAGTGGATCACCAGAGAAAATTACTCCATTAGATTCATAATATTTACGAACCTTCTTAAATAATTTTGGACTTTTTACATCTAAGAAAATTTCACCTTTTGCTGCATTACGAAGAGTTTCTAAATCTCTGGTTTTAAATTTTTCTGTGAGTGCCATTGTCCGTTTTGATTACCTGTATATTATACGGTGTTGTGATTATGTAGTCAAGTTGTCAAGGCAGGTGCGGTATCTCCTTCCAGATTACGTCCGGTCGGTTCCCATGCTCCTTTTTCTTTCCTTACCTATCTTATACATTATACTACCTCTAGTGACCTCTGTCAAATGGTGCCCAGTGCTGCCAATTATATTTGTGGACTGCCCACATTCCTATAATAGGAACGAAGATAAGACACCATGCCAAAAATCCACAACCCCATGGATTGTTTAATACTGTTCCACAAAACCTAGCAAAATGTAACATTATTCTTGTAAAATTGAAAGGATAAAAAGAAATAAACCGAATGAGCAATAAAATATTATGAAGGTAATGACCATATTTTCCATAGTTCTAAAAAGTAACGATCAACTTGATATAAGTCTTTAGTAGGTGGAGATTCATCAATATTTTCAGACCACTCCTCACATAATATTCTCATCTCACATGTTATTCTATTTGGTGTGAACATTCTACCAAATGAGGACATGGCAAACGCATGTCTCATCTTAATGCGCTGTTCCATTTCCGTCATATTTGTCACTTTCATAGTAGATATTTTCACCTTTTCTGAGCCCGAAATAGATGGTGGCACATAGAAAGAGTATCGTTCCCCAGAGTAAGACATCTGCTAAAGTCATATGACATTTCCTGGTGATAGAGATTGGAAAATTTTAGAACAAGCATTGATAGCATAAGGTGCTCCATATACTCCGGAGAAGATATAAGATATACCCAACTTAGAGCAGTACTTCTCAAGTTCCTGACATTTTGTTATGTCACTGGTACTGTAATCAATAATAATATCACCCTCTTCAAGTAAAGGTAGCAACTCATCAAGTGTGTCTTCTGCCTTTTGTTCTGGAAGTGTAATCTGAAAGATGCCAGGAACTTTTCCAGCACTAGTGTATCTAAGACCGTCAGATTTAACTGCCTGAACAAGATACTCTAGTGAAGTTACACATCCACTAATATATCCTGCTTCATATTGACCACAGGCATTCTCATAACTACTGCTACTATAACCCCAAACTTCAATTCCCTTTTCAATCATACGACGGGAAATACCTTCACCAGTACGACCCAAACCAATCATTCCAACTTTCATAAAATTCTCCTATAGTTTAATTTGTAACCATGGCAATAGTGGAGGAATAACTCCAATCAATCTGAGAAGGCCCTCAGCAAATAAGCATAAGACAACCCACCCAACACACATGCTGATAATACTTGCGTTTCTATTGTGTCTCCGAATAGCATCGTCAATCATCTCCTGACACTCTTTTTGAGTGACATAATGTTCTGATTTTATTTCATCCATCCGATGGTTCATTTTTCATCATTTTATCAATAGGATCTGGTGATCCTCCAACAATTGCACATGCTCTCTGATAAAAGAAGTTGTTGGTATTTCCAGATGACTCAAAAGTCTCTTTGACTTTCACCCAGTTATTGTAGGTATGCTCGTCCATTTCCTTTAATTGAAATCTATATTAGCTATAATAGTTACTAATTTGAATTTGTCAACTTATTTTGATTTCCTAATATTACCTAACTTCAAAATTCATTTTACGAACTTTACGTTGCTTTCTTTGTTCCTGCCACAAAATATCTTCTTGTGAAAGAACTGACTTTTTATTTTTAGATTGATAAGAGTTTAACATAACAATATTCGAAAAGTCAATTGCTGAAATCTTATCACCACGAATGGTTGCCATATTCGGACAACCACAACAAACTGTCTTACTTGGATGTCCTTCCAATTCCTTTCCACAGGAACGACACCTAATCTTTATATTTTCCATTGTATAATTCTTTATAAGTCTTCAGTTTTCAATTATTTATAATTTTTCTTCTAATATATATTCTACCGTATTGGCAACATCATTCATTGCATCTCGCAATTTCTCACGTTGTCCGGCATGTTGTTCTACTTTCGTAACACCATTTCTAAATTCTTCACAGAGAGTCCATCTCCATTGACTCATACCCTTAGAGTACCAAAGATTAATTTTCATTTGTAGAAAAGTCGTCTACGCGACTATTTAGTTCTCCCATCTTACGAATCAATTGCGTGTGTTCATTTTCCATTTCCTCAATACGAAACTGTAGCATCTCAATCATATCATAGATGTTATCGCAGTCTGCAATTTTTTGTTCCGACTTTTTGATTTTCTTTTTCATTAGTAATCCATGTCTCCACCATAACTGATACAGGTCTTTTTGTTTTCTGCTGATGATCTACACCACTGCCTCACATAAGCATCAGCATCCTTACTCATTGTGTAGTGGGCATGATTATGCAGTGACCCTATCAGTGCTATCGTTCCCAGCATTAGAAGGGAGGTCAAAGTTCCTGGATTCGTTATAAAGTTTATAAAATATTTTTTCATTTCGTCTCAATAAGAGGAGGATTGGGCCATCCTGATGGGCACATAGGCACACTATAAGGTTCACTCATAATAGACTCAACTATTTTTTTATCAACCTCTACGGGGTTTATAGGATCACTATCTCTCCATAGAGATGGCATATCCAGAAGCACTCTACCTGCAGTTTCGGTAGGTACAATACTTCTAATACAAAGTGCAGGTGGGGTATAATCCATATATAAAAAAAGGGGATGCCGTCGCACCCCCAGTATAACATCTAGATGTTTATGTGTCTACAGTATCAGAAGGAGTACTTCAGACCCAACTTGGTTCCGTAACCACGGTCGATGTCAGAATCACCTGAACCGACGAAGGATACTTCACCATATGCACCCAGTGCGTCGGTCAGTGCAAGACCGAGACCTGCCTTACCAGAAGGAACAGTGTCGCTTTCAGCACCATCAGGGGAGACTACAGTAGCTCCTCCTTGTACGTAGTAGGATG